GTGGAAGTCCAATAAGAAACTTACCAAAGGAGATAGTGTAATGGATTTAAAATATGTAGCATTAAAAACATCAGTAGAGAAGTTTATTGATACTACAATACATGCCTATAGAATTGGTGTATGGCATGGATTTTATAATAATGAACCACAGTTAGACCAATTCAAAGGTATAGATTTACTTGTACAAGATTACTTATACAAGAAAGGGTATAGCTTTGGAGATTTTTTAAGACAAACAAATGATGAATGGGAGACTACAAATGAAAATTAAAACTATAATTAAAATGGCAGATGTCTTAGATGATACAAGAAAGATGCCATGTGATATGCATGATTTAGATAATCACTACTACCCATCTGAATCACAAGGTACGTTAATCAAATTGGCTGAGATGGATATTGTTCATCTAGTTAGGGCATTTAAAAAGGGTGTGAATAAAAGTCTTAATCATACAACTGATGTAGAATTAAGTAAACAAAATGATGACTTAGTTAATGCCAACAAGAACTTAGGGGATAGAGTAGACTATCTAACTAAAGGTATACAAGATGGTTTTATCTCAGGTGTAGATGACCTAGAAAAGATAGAGCAATTAGAAAAAGATAAACAACGTCTATCAGATAGAATAGATGTGATACTAAAAGAGAATGAGAAAGTGCATTTAGACAAGCAAAGTCTTATGAATCAACTTGAACAAGAGGTTCGTATTGATACACAAGAAGGTAAATGTGCTGACCTAACCAAAGTAAATGCTGAGTTAAGGTTTCAGATACAACAAGTGGACAGAAATCAAACTGTATCTAAGGAAGCCTATGACATAGCATGGGATAACAATAAGTTACTCAAGAAAGAGTATGAGGAGTTACGTAAAACCTATGAGAAATACAGACAGGATACTTTTGCAGTATTATTAGAAGACTACAACACAGATACAGGAAGAGGTGTATGGAAAGAAAGGTATGAAGCAGAGGTAAAAAACTCAGAGTATTGGAAGGCTCAATACAGACTAGCCAATGACTTGACAGTTATCAAAGGTCATGGCTATGTGTTCAGCGAGATACCTAATGATTGTGATGGTCAAAGGTTTACTGATGACCTCAAGAAATATCTTAACAAGGAGAGTTACAAGTTAAGAGTTCGTGGTCAGTATCTCGATGAGAAGACTAAGAAGGCAGAGGGTTGGAGACCATACGAATATGGGCAGCCTATGGATAAATCAAAATGTTTACGAGTTTACGTAGACATAAAATAGGGAGAAGTAATATGACTATCACTAAAAAAATGTCAATGATTGACAAATTAAATGATGTTCAAAAGGAACGACTACTACAAGGCATAAACAATCTTAAAGATATCACTAATGATATTTCTGATGCATGTCCTTTAGATTATAATAAAGTTATAGACTTACCCATACTAGAGTATTTCTTAGCTGAACTATTTGATTTAGAACTGCCTAAGTATGAGAATACTTATGCAAATAGGTATAGACCCTATACAATTAAGAAATCTTCTGGTAATGGATAAAGTGGCTACTGAGTATAGGGGTATCGGTAAGTATCTCTGTACAACAGAATATCAGTTGACAATAAATACTATAAGCCTTATAACATTAATATAAACAATAAAAATGGAGAATGAATATGCCTTTAGATGGTATCTTAGAAGACAATAACTTTGTAAGTATTGACGATGAATTAAACTTTAACGTAGTGTATGAACCTACAAAGTTTAACAAAAAGAAATACGTTATCAATGAGACTACTGGAGAATATCTAGGAGTAGTGGGTAACAGTTTTAGTTGTGCATCACATCCTGTATTCTTCAAGGGTATAGGAGAGGTTATACAAGAGAACCGAACTCCTCACGAACTTAAAGATGCTACGGTCATATCACGCACTGCTCATAATAATGCATGGAGTATGTTGGATATCACATTACCAAACGTAACCTCTACTATAACTACGGATAAACATGAGACTACTATTGCTGAAAGAATAATCGCTTTACACGCAGTAGATGGGTCAAGTTCTAATCAGGTATACTTTGGTTCTATTGACTTCTTTTGCACCAATGGGCAGATACGTGGTGAGCATGACAAGATACGTAGGAAGAATACATCTAACTTCTGTATGGATAGATTCATTGATGAGCTTAAAAATGCCAAGCAAGACTTCTATGCACAGTCAGAACGTCTACAACATTGGGCGAGAAGTCCTATGCCTATCTTAGTGAATGTGTATGATTTACTAAAAGATATCATTGGTTCTGATAAAAAGGCTATGAAGATGGCTAGTCTTTATGCACAAGAAGCTCACACTAGAGGTTCTAATGTGTTCAGCTTGTATAGTGCATTTACTAACTACGCTAGTTATGCTGATGAAAGAAATGGTTTTAATCTTAGGGAAACCGGGAATGATACTAAGTCTGAATCAATGTGGAAGAGAGAGCATGAAGTGGCTAAGTGGATTTCTAACCCTAAGTTTAAAGCATTAGTAGCAGCCTAATGCCGGCAAGGAAACCTATAGCCGATAGTGTTGTAACAAAAAAGATACACCTAGACGAGGACAAGTGGACTAGTCTAGGTCTTCTTTCACACAACATGTCTAAAGAAATGCAGACAAGAATTAGTGTAGCATCTTTAATTAGAGAGGGTGTTGACATGATATTGGAGAAGTATAATGAAAAATAATAAATTCCCACGATATTTGCAGGAGCAGAAATATGGAAACGGTACATCTTTTTACAGATATAATCCATCTTCTAAGTATATTGATGAACGCATTGTATCTCGTACTAACTTAGGTTCTGATTTGTCAATAGCAAAAAAGAAAGCTAATGAATTTAACAAATTGATTGATGCATTTTTGCAACAAGAATCTCAAATTGTGTCTGTACAAAACAATCCTACCGTTCAAGGATTATCAGACGAGTATTTATTATCTAGTGATTTCAATATGTTAGCTGATAAATCTAAACAAGACTATCAGTATTTTATCAAGACCATGCTAAGTACTACAGTAGAAGGCAAGCCACTGTCAAGAATATTATTAAAAAATATGACAGGTGCTAGAGCTAAGAAATCTTATGAAGTGTGGCTAAATCGTGGCATTTCTATGGCAAATCACGTATGCTCTGTGTCAAGAAAAATGTATTCATTTGGTATGGAAATGGGTTATGTACAAGCCAATCCATTCTCTACTTTTAAATGCAGAACGTCTAAGTCTCGTAAAGTTTTATGGAAGCCTGAACAAGTCATGCAATTCTTAAACTATGCTTACTTAGATTTTAAGACTAGGAACTTAGGTTTGATTGTACAAATGGCTTATGAATGGTGTCAACGTATTGGTGATATGAGAATGTTAAAGTTTGAATATATAGATTTTGATAAAGGTATATTAAACTTAGAGCAATCAAAACGTAGGGCAACAGTACATCTTCCTATTAGTTCTGAGTTGTTGGAAATGCTTGTACAACAGAAAGAAGACTATGGCTTTCAAGAATACGTTGTACCTTATCCAAAGGCTATAGGAGGAGCTTATAAGCCCTATGGACTACATGCCTTGTCAAAGGTGGCAAGAAAGGCTATCACCGATGCAGGACTACCTAATGAGCTACGATTGGCTGATTTACGTAGGACTGGCACTACTGAGATGGTTGAAGCTGGTGTATCTATGGGTCAAATAATGGCTGTAACAGGACATGCAAATCCTAATAGTGTAATGCCTTATATGAAAAATACATATAAAAGTGCAGATAGGGCATTGACAACACGTAAATCCTTCGCTACAAGCACAAGACAAGTGCATAACAGTTAATATTATATATACATATAAGTGAAACATTTAATTGGAATATACATATGAATATACAAGAGTACATAAATGATTTACATTTAAGTGTAGGTGATAGTAGACGTACTAACTGTCCTAACTGTGGTAGCTATAAAACATTTACAGTGACCAATAACATGGGTAATGTATTGTGGAATTGTTACAAGATATCATGTAGCTTGTCTGGCAATGCACGTGTATCACTTACAGTACAAGACATTAAAAATGTTATGAATAAGCAGACGAGTGAACAAGAAGTGTTCATGTTCCCGGAACACATAGTTCCACATGGCAATCGTAAGGCAGTTACTGATTGGTGTGCTACATGGGGATTGTCTGCTGACGAACTTGATTTATACTATGACGTAAAAGAGAATAGAGTTGTGTTCCCCATTGTACAAAACAATAAGGTTGTTGATGGAGCAGGTAGGTCACTAACAAAGAGATTGCCTAAATGGAAACGATACGGAAAAAACAATTTGCCATACTCTTATGGATGTGGTACAACAGCAGTAGTTGTTGAGGATTGTGTTAGTGCAGCTGTGGTTGGAAGCACTAAGATTGTTGGGGTTGCTGTGCTAGGAACTACTTTATCCGAATCACACAAGAGATATCTATCACAATTCTCAACAGCAATAATTGCTCTAGACCCTGACGCACTAGAAAAGATAATGCACTTTGCAAAAGAGTTACGTAACTATGTTAAAGATGTAAAGGTACTAAGACTGAAAGATGATTTGAAATACAGAAAAGAAGAAGACTTAAATAATCTAAATTTCCTAACCCCAAAGGAGTGACGATATGGAACTAACACTAATAAGAAGTTTAATGGACAAGGCATTTTACGATGAACATCGTGGTGCAAGATGTCCTGATAGACTGTTCAGTAAAGATGTAGCTAAGATAAAGCAAGCAATAGACAAGGCAATGCTTAACTACGAGAGAACAGTAACACCTAGTGAGATTGAAGCATTGTTTATGTCAAGCAATCCATCAATGACCACTGCACAAAAACAAGCCTATGCATCTCTGTTTGGTAATATAAAGAGAGAGCAACCAATGGGAGAGGATATTGCCCAAGAAGTCCTATCTAAACTATTTCAGCAAGTTATTGGTGAAGACATTGCTAATCTCGGTTTTGATTATGTTAATGGTGGTAAATCTACACTTGAACCTCTTCGTAATATTTTGGAGCAGTATGGTGATGATTTTACACCTAATCTCAACATAGTATGGGAAGACATCAGTATAGAATCATTGTTATCTAGAAATGATTTAGAAGCTAGATGGAACTTCGGCATACCTAGTTTGACTAGAGTTGTAGAGGGAGTTAACGCAGGTCATCTGATTGAGGTTGGTGCTAGACCTAATACTGGTAAGACATCATTCCATGCTAGTCTGATAGCAAGTCCGGGAGGGTTTGCCCATCAAGGTGCTAGATGTATTGTACTATGCAATGAGGAAGGTCCACATAGAGTTGGAGCAAGATACTTAACTGCTGCCACTGGTATGACAATGCATCAAGTGAAAGCTAATCCACAGAAAGCACAAGAGTTGTATGGCAAAGTTAGAAAACATATAGAGATTAAAGATGCATCTAATCGTGACATGGCATGGGTTGAGAGTGTTTGTAAATCATACAAGCCTGACATAGTTGTACTAGACATGGGAGATAAGTTCGCTAGGTCTGCTGGATTTGCTAGACCAGATGAAGCATTGAAAGCTAATGCAATCTATGCAAGACAGATAGCTAAGTCACACAACTGTGCAATGTTCTATATGTCTCAACTATCGGCTGAAGCAGAGGGTAAGGTTGTACTTAATCAATCAATGATGGAGGGTAGTCGAACTGGTAAAGCAGCTGAAGCTGACTTGATGGTATTGATTGCCAAGAACCCACCATTAGAGGGTCAAGCAGAGGAAGGTCCTGAACGTCATCTCAATGTTGTCAAAAACAAATTGACAGGGTGGCATGGTAATGTTACTTGTAATCTTGATTATAAAACTGCTAGGTATACAGCATGAGTTGTTCTAAAACATTTTCATACGGAGAAATAAGAGAAGATGGCTTTACTTTTACTAATTATTATTATAAAGATGGTAAAAAACATGCAGCTTGGTGTTCCCCTAAAACAGTTATAAAGAGTAGATTGTATAGGGCAAAACATAAAAAAGAGCAAGTGCACAAAAGAAGAAAATTTATTAGAAGAGTTAAATTATTTTTAGGTTGTGTTGTTTGTGGATACAAAGAACATCCAGATGCATTACACTTTGACCACATAGATATTAAGAATAAAAAGAAAGAAGTATCAGGTCTGGTGACTTATAGTTTACTAACTATAAAAAATGAAATGAGAAAGTGTAGAGTTCTATGTGCTAATTGTCATGCAGTACATACTGCAACACAGAGAGAGGAAGGAGTATTTAATAATGAAGCTAACACTTGACGTAGAAAATACTGTTACTCATAGAGATGGTAAGTTACATCTTGACCCATTTGAGACAGATAACAAACTTGTTATGGTTGGTTGTCTAACAGACACAGGTAAAGAGTATTTGTTCAGAGATAACTTTGATGGTGTACAAGAATTACTAGACCAAGCTACTGTCCTAATAGGACACAACATAGTGCATGATTTATTATGGCTATGGGAATGTGGACTTAACTATGACGGAGTAGTTTTTGATACTATGTTAGGTGAGTATATACTACAACGAGGTGTCAAAGAACCGTTAAGTCTAGAAGCTTGTGCTAACAGATATGACTTAGTCACTAAGAAGCAAGACACTATGAAAGACTACTTCAAGAATAAAGTACCTATCGATGAGATACCTAAGCAAGAGTTATCTGATTACTTATCTGCTGACTTAAAAGCTACACAAGAACTATCCGATGTGTTGTACAGAAAACTAAACACTAAAGAGTATATAGGTTTAATGGATACTATCTTACTAACAAATCGTGTAGCATTAACCTTAGCTAGAATATATCAGACTGGCTTTAATGTTGACATGGATAAGCTAGAAGAAGTTAGAGAAGAGTTTGAGACTGAGAAGTCTGCTATAGAGAAACGATTAAACAAACAAGTGCATAGTCTAATGGGTGATACACCTATCAATCTGAATAGTCCTGAGCAAATGTCTTGGGTTATCTATAGTAGGAAGCCACGAGATAAAG